CGAACCCTCACGCCCTTACAGGCAAGGGATTTTAAGTCCCTCGTGTCTACCATTCCACCACCTCGGCATTTTTATTTAAAATCACCAACCTTGATTGGTTTTTCTTTTTCATCTTTGCAACATTCTTTTGTTACACAACATTCATATGCTTTCGCAATATCTGGATTAATATGACCTTTCAGACCATATAAAAACCCACCTTTTTCAAATAAATGTTCCCATCTATTCACCAATAATAATTCTTCTTCTTTTTTCATAATTTTCGTTTTTTTTTAGTAGCCCCATATGGAATCGAACCATATCGACTTGGATGTAAACCAAGCATACCACCATTATATGCTGGGGCCATTTTAGTTGGACTTGAGGATTTTGAAACCTCGACTTCTACCATGTTAAAGTAGCACTCTGCCTCTGAGTTAAAGTCCAATATACCATTAAGCTATTTTAATGAATTGATTTGAGTCAATCGCTTTATCAATCCATCTGATTAGTTCTGAACCTCTGATTTCGTTAGCAAAAGTTGTTGAACCTAAATCATCTGATAATTTAGCATATTTAAAAGTGTTTTTAAATAAATCATCTTCACCATCTGGTGTATGACCAATAATTTTACATTCTTTTTCTTCAACTGTTACGATAGGAAATAAATAAAGTCCATCAGTTAATTCAACAGTGTAAAATAATTTACCACTTTCATAATGACTAAATTTAGCCATATTTTTTGATTTGTATAAATCTTTTTTAATTTCGTTTTTTTCCATCTTATAACCCCATTTTCTTTTTATATTCGTCATGTAACTTATCAATCGCCCAATATGGACTTCCAGAACCTTGTTGAATGTTTTCAAAACCATTTTCTTCAGTTATTACTGATTCAGATTCATCAATGGCCCCTTTATACTTAGCACCATAAGTGCCTTCAAGTTTTTTAGTTGATGGGTTAATATCACCCCAATCACTTCTGTAACCTCTAGGTTCAATAAATTCAATATAATATCTTTTTCCAGTTTCTGGATAAAAAACGCATTCCTTACCAGTTTCATTTCTGTTTACTAGGAAGTTTCTTCTAATTGCTTCTTGTTTCTCGTTCATAATCTTATTTGTTAAGTGAGCACCTAGTTGGATTCGAACCAACGCATAGCGGTTTTGCAGACCGCCCCCTTAACCACTTGAGTATAGGTGCATAAAAAAAGCCTTATCGTTTAGGATAAGGCTTTGTTTTTAAGTTTTATTTGATTTACTTACATAACATAGCCTACCCTGTCTACCACTAGTAAACATAAGCATAAAGAAAGGACAAGGATGTTAGTTAAGTTTTTCATTGTTTTTTGTTTTATTTTATTATAAATATATTGCTTTTCATTAAAGTTATACAAAGGTACTATCTTTTTTTGTAAAAAGCAAGCTTTTTTGTAATTATTTTTAAATTATTTTTATTGACTATCTAAATTTAATTAATTATATTTGTATATGGGATATGTTTATTTACTTTCAACCGTTACTCCAGATGGGTTAACGGAACGTTTCAAGATTGGTATTACAAGACGTAGTATCGATAAAAGAATGCGTGAACTTCAAACTGGTAATTCAGATAAAATCACTCTTATTAATTCATATGAGTCAGAAAACTATATCAAGGTTGAAAATTGGCTTCATAGAAAACATTACTGCACTCAAGCCGAAGCTAAAAATGAATGGTTTGAACTTGCACCAGAAAAAGTATTATCTTTCATAGAAGACTGTAAGAAAATAGATAAAACAGTTACCTTTCTTAAAGAAAATAATGAGTTTTACGATTAAACACTAAAAGTACCCTTATCACCGTAAATGTTAATATCTACATTTTCAACAAAAAAACTATCACCAGTTCCTTTATCACCATAATTAGTGCTACTTTTAGCTATATCAATTACAACCACCTCACTTTTACCAATTACCTTACATTCACCATCCTCAATAAACAATGCTGTATCTTCATCTATACCAATTCCTTTGGTATAATTGGTTGATACTAGACCTTGAATAAGTCTTGGAATTCTATCTCTTTTTAAAAAGTGAGTATCAATGATATAATCTTCAATCAAACCAAATCCAACACAATCATCGACAACACCTTTGATATAAGGTTGGTAGTCTCCATCAAAAATGCTGATTCCACCTACAATAGCAGCACCAGCACTAGTTCCGACATATGTTATTGATTTATCTTTTACCTTCTGTCTAAGTTTGTCTAAAAATCTTGTGTCTAAAAGTATTTTAGATAATCTAAGTTGGTCACCACCAGTGAAATAGATTGTATCTATCTCGTCTAGAATGTCTAGATTTTCCTCTAATTTAGCTTCATTAGATGACCTAATATCTATTGAGATTGGTCTTATATTGAATTCTTTAAATGCTTCAACATATCTGTCGAATGATTCTAGTGGGTCTCTATTTAAAGCTGTTGTTATGATACCAATATGTTTGCTTTTGCTTATTTTAAGTATCTCTTTAAGTATGTATTTTTCGCCTTTTCTATCTTCGGCACCACCAATTAAAACTAAAACTCCATCCATATATTTTTGTTTATTATAAATATACGAATGGAGTTTAAAAGTTTCTTAGAAATTGGTCAAAGCATAAAATGCTTCTCTACCTTCTGGTTCTAAATTTAATACGGTAGCGAATTTTACCATATCTTCTTTGGTTTCAATAAACCCACGGAACACTGGGTGTTTACGCCATTCAATTGAATGGTTTTCATCATAATAACAATTGGCAATCATAAGACTTTTATCTTCATAAGATTCAACAATTACACTGTGACCTGTTCTGACTTCTTTAGCCAACATCATTGGTGTTACGTTATGAAAGCCAACTGCTTTCAATTCATTAATTAATTTTTCGTTTTCCATTTTTATTTATTTAAGTTATTTATTTGTGATATAATGATTCTGATTTGCTATGTAAATAATCTATAACTGCTAATACCAACGCACCTACTAAAAATACTATGTGAATTCCTATTTGCTTTTGTAATACATCTGTCGATACGTGTGCAGCATTGATAAAGGCTTGTAATAAGTGTATTGAAGACACACCAATCAAAGATGTTGACATTTTAACCTTTAACATACCACTACTTACCATTTCCCCATCAACCCCGTGGTCTTTAGATACAAATGAATGATATGAACCTGTTATAATCATCTTGACAAGATTTGCAATCATTACAATATCTACTAGTTCAAGTGTAATCAAAAGAATGGTATCTTTTTCTAGAATACCCATCGTTCCTATCAAATGCCATATCTCTTTAACATATACCGATGTATAAACAAGCATTGTAACAAAAAGACCTAAATAGAACGGTATCAATAACCATCTTGATGAAAATATGATATGTTCAATCATATTTTTAAAGTTAAACTTATAACCCATAAAAACCTTTTCTGATGTTGGTTAATAATTCATTTACTAGTGTTGGTTCTACCTTATCTGGAAGTGTAGAGTTATCAAAGATTTGGTCCATCTTTTCAATCTCTTTGTTGGCTAACTCAACTAGAGTCGGTAAATCAAGTTCACCCCTTCTAATCTTTAATAATTCTTCAGCATCTGGCCTTCTTACAATAATACCTTGTCCAGAACCAATTTCTTGAGACATCTTGATAAGTCGCATACAATGCATCATGTTTTTACCGTCAATCTTTTGACCATGTGCTTGTGTTTCAACGTACCTAGCCTCATTTCTATTGGCTAACCATTCTTGGTATTCTTTGTAATCTTTACAATGTGCAGTATAACCGTCTTTGTTGTATACAATTGTACATACTGAAGTTTCACCCATTGGTATAGAAGAAAGTCTTAATTGGTTAGATTCTCCATAATTGTCACTCTCACCGACTTTAACAAGTCCTTTATAACCAAAACCCATTGACTTACCGTTTTTACGAATATTGGTTTTATGCATTTCTCTGATACCCTCTGGTACGTTTTCACTGAAACAAGCATATGCATCACCATCAAAATAAACCGAATAAACATCTTTAGCATTAGGTAGGTTAACAACACCACAGAATTTTTCCTCATGACCCCTAAATTGGTTCCAAATCTTCCAAGGAATAGATTTCCCATTTTCTAGTACATAAACGAAGTCAAGTACATCTTTACGAGTTACTTTATCTTTTTCCCAATTCTGTTTCTTATCAAGGCCAGTTGCTTTAACAATTTGTTGTCTTGCATAACCACCGAAGCTATTTTTACATGCTTTTGTGATGAAGTCTTCTTTTCTTGCAAGAATAAGGTCAAATAGAGGATGTTTTGTGATGATACAATCCTCTGGAGTATTTAATAGTTCTAATACTGTCGGATTATTGCTTCCCATGAGTTCTAAGAACCTTTTAAGCTCCCAACCAGTATAATCCTTATTTACATTTATTTGTTCAACGTAGCCAGTCCCAAGGATGTTATCGAGGGGTAGGATATAAACAAACTTTTTGTCAATATCAGATGTTGGTGTTTGAGTACCATAGGCTTGAGAACCGATGATACATTCGAAAAGGATAAGTCCGTTTTCTTCTAGGTATTCGTGTGTTATCTGTTTCATGTATTTATTTTTTTGGTTTAAATGAGAAAGTGGCATCATAACTTTCACAATAAGCTGGTTTGTCATATGTTACTATCCAACCATTCTTACGATAGATTTCTTCAAAGTCCATCCATTTATTCTCATAAATTTCAGTTGAAGTTAAATTAGATAATTTCTTGATTTCAGTTATGATATCTTTTTGTTTAATGGTAACTTCATCACCTCTAAATTTTTTAGCTAAAAGAATGTTCACCGCTTGAATAACAACTGGTGGAATGATAGCCCCAATGTTATCCATGATATCATTAGGTGATAATGGTTTGATTTGTTTTTCCATATTACAAAGGTATATAATTTTTTTTACAATTCCAAATTTATTTTAAAATTATTGATTAATAATTAATAACGTTATCACTTTACCATCCTTAATCAACTCATATTCAGCATTTAATAAGAAATTATCACTTCTATAATTATATGTTTTAAAATTAAAATCTAGTGTTTGGCCAGTGGCCCAATCATCTATGATTGTAATCTCACTTGGAAATTCTATAAGTTCCAAGCGAGATTTATCTGCTAAATACATATTACACCATTCTTGTGTATAGTGTTTGAATAGCTCTAGAGATTTTGTTATCACGGTTGTCCGTGTTTATAAAACACATGACTTGATGGTATTCCAGCACTAGTTACATTAGGATGACTTGAACTACAACATCTTCCAGCTAAGAATCGGTCTATCGCTGCATCATCAGCATCATATTCGTGTTCTAATGGTTCTGTTCTAGGTTTACCTCTTTTCGGTTCGATTAATTCTCTGTCAACGTATTCAGCTATTATTTCATATTTAGATAATCTTTCATTAATCTTGTTGATTTTATTATTGAAATTGTTTTCTAAAGAATTAATTTTTTTCAACACATCAGATAAATTTTTATCTATCTTATAATTTAACGCATCGATTTTAGAGTTAACCCCAACCAATGCTTCACCCATCAATTTAAAATTATCTTCGTATAGATAGTTTTTGATTTTAGCTATTTCGTTGTTAACCTTTAACTTTTCGATTTCAAGGTTGTTCCTAAAGTTTTCGGTAATAAGGAACTTTAGTTCACTTGGTATTGATTTATCCAGTTTGGATGCAAAATCGCTGGTAACTTTATCAATTTTATTTGATACCTTATTATTATTTTCTTTGGTGCATTCTTTAGGTATATATCGTTCAGCATCTTTATGGGTGATATAGTACCCAACAACTTCTTGTTTTTTGATTTCGAATCTATGAACAGGATAATCGAAGTTAATTAGAAGGTCATCTGGTAATTCACCATTTTTATGAACAAGTGTAAGGAGTTTGATGGATGATTTAACATCTGGGTCAGTAAGGAAGTATGATTTATACCAATCCTCATTTTTTAAGTTACAAGCTTGATAATTATACTGATGATATGATAACCATAAATCATCGGTTGAACCATGGCTTGTTTCATCTAAACTACCTTTATACCACTGTGGTTTTGAGTTGGTATCATAAGGAGATGAATAATGAAACATTACTTCATCTGGTGTATGTGATTTCTTTAGTAATGCTTGTATATACTTTTCAGATTTTTGTTTGAGTGCTGTTTCGTAGAAGAATAATTTATAGTAGTCACATTCATATCTTTTAGTTGGCCCAAGCATTTTGATATTATGTATTGGGAGAATGAAATAAGCCGCATTATCTTTAAATTCAACCAATAGTGCTGTCATTAAAAATTTATCATCACCATTTTCAACTACGCCATCAAAGTAATCATACTCTTGTTTCCAGAAGTCGTAAGATTTGCCAATATCTTTAGGTGTTAACCTATTTTCTTTGGTTATTGAATAACCGTATCTTTTTTTCTTCATTTTATTTTGTTTTTAACTAATGAATTATTCTTCACTTATTTCAATAAAGATTTCATTAACTTGTGGAAACTCATTTTTAATATGGAGTTTAATATGGTCTACGGTATCCTCAATGTTATATCCCCTAGAGAAATCCTCAATGTTAAGAGATATTAATAAAAGATATTGGTTCTTTCCCATCGTCATTGTTTTAATACGATTAACATGGTTTACCATTTCAAAATCATTGATTATACCTTTAATCTTGTTTCTATCTTCTCTCGGCATACTCTCACCAATGATTAACTTTCTCAATTCATTCACAAGTGAATATGAAACAAAGGATAATATAAGTCCAATAGCTATACTACCAATGGCATCAAATATCGGGAAAAAGATTGATAATACGGTACAAACGAAAGCAACAACCAACCCAGACAATGCAGCGGCATCTTCAAGCAAAATAACAATCAAATTGATGTCAACAGACTTTTTAATACCTTTCATCAACGAACCTTTAAAAGTCTTTCTAAACTCTGTATATGCCACCATAAATGACTTAGATTCGATGATTATAGATATACCTAAAACACCTAGAGCCCACCAAAAATACTCTATCGGTTGTGGATTAGATAATTTATGCAATCCTTCATATATCGAGAATGTTGCACCACCAAAAAACAATAGAATAGCAACCATAAATGCCCAGAAGAATTCCTCACGGCCATATCCAAATGGGTGTTGTTCATCATTTTCTTTTTGAGACCTCTTATTCCCGACAAGTAAGAAAACTTGATTAAGACAGTCGGCAGAAGAGTGTATTGCTTCAGCTAACATAGATGCACTCTTGGTAAAGAATGCAGCAATGAATTTTAAAACGGTTATTAATGCGTTACCAATCAAGGCAACAAATACGGCTTTTGTAGAATTCGAATGACTCATATAAATTTTTAGGTTAATAATTTATACAAAGGTAAATAAAAAAAATGACACTACCAAACTTTATGTGGTAATTATTCCATTTTTTATTAAATTGTGAATATACTCGCTATGTGGAAGCACTTTTTCATTAGCATAACCAATTGACATATGCATTCCGAAGAATGGTCTACCTAAATCTAACTCAGTTCTAATACCTTGAAGTAGTTCTCTTTCTTCATTTGGAATATTCAACCACCAAGTTCTATCGTCTGTTTTAGGACTAATATCTAAGGTTATTGGAATGTTTTGTTTATCCCATTTAATCTTAACGCTTTCCCATAAATTTTGTATTTCTTCATTACTTTTTTGGCCATTAAGACTAAGGTCTCTCATACTATCATTGATAAACGATATATGGGCACCACGAAGCGGTTTATTAAGAAATAGATTATATCTTTTTTGTAAAAACCACGCATAGTATTCGCATATTTCACCATCGATTAATACCATAGCCATCTTTTTCCAAGATGCTTGGTCTTTATGTTTTTTGGTCCAATCCTCTGGTTCGAAAATAATCTTGCCATATAGGGTTATTCTGTCGTTCATGTTCTATTTCATTATTTTTCATTGATACAAAATGTTTTCTTGGTGTAAAGTCTACTGGATTATAAATTGTTACCCCAAGTTCATATCCAACACATTTAATAACGCTTAAAAGTTCTTCAGTTGATTTAATTTCACCTCTCAAATCACGTAGTATTTGAGCATCAATCTCAGCAGCTATTTGTTCTGATAACATTGCAGTTAACTGTGCTTCAGCATCTACTAGTCCATAAGCTTGTAAGTCTTGGGCCATTTCTGGTGTCCAAGTTGTTCTAAGTTTACGCTGTCCCCAAGCTGTATTTAATTCTTCGTCACTAAATTCTTTAGCATAAATCCAATTCTTGAAAATATTCTCACAAAATACCTTATCATAACTAAAAATACACGGAAGTGATTGGTTAATTTCGTAACCCCATTCCTGTGTATTAAAATATTTAAGGAAAAACTTTTTCTCCTTGATATAATAATTTCTATCAAGGTATTCTAGTATTTCATTAGCTTTTTCGTTAAATTCCATATACAAATATACTGGAATTTAACGAAAAGTCAATATTTTATGCTAATCTAAGTGGCCTTAAATAATCTCTTAAGAATGCATTATTAGCTCCACCAATTTTTTCTAGCCAGTGTTCGTAATTCTTCGCATTTCTTTCGTCTAATTCAGCAACCTTCTTTTCAGATGGCTTCTGTCTTGACCAAGGAAGTGTTTCTTTCACAAAGTCTGGATACAATTCTCTATTGAATACTCGTTCATCAACCAAGAACACAAATGCAGTTAATTGGTCACCTAAATCTGGTTCATAAAAATCTTGCAACTTTACACCATTATCTCTAAGGATTCGCATATGTTGATTAAGACTACCAAGACGTTCTAGATTGGTATTTGTAGTACCACCATTTAGAATGATAAAAGTTTTATCTTTATCTGCCCATTTGTTGTATATCGCTTCAGCTGGCTTTATATCCTTTACTGTTCTACCATAATCAACAACAGCATGACCAAATTGTATACCTTGTTGAATTGGACTCATATTGTACGGTACCATTCCGTACATACGATATTCTAAATACATAGGTGTTTTTCTCTGTAATGAATTAGGCTTCACACGACATACCTCTAACAGTTCTAAGAATTCACTCTTAACCATTGTTGGGAATTCGAAGAAATGCCTTTCACTCGAACCATGCCATTTTAGTGGCCATTCATTTACATCTAACAATCTAATGTTAGCTTCGATACACCATTCGTAAGGTGTTTTTACTTCCATGTCTTTCATATTAATTTCCTATTTCAATTAAGTGTGAGATAGTACATTTAGCACCATCATAAACTATAAATTCGTTGTTTCTTAAATCCGCACCACCTTGTGCAAATACGCTGTCAAATCCCTCTTGTTTCATTACTTTAGCCGATAAAGAATAACAACTAGATGTGTGGTGTAAGATTTCTTTCTGTTTACCTACCTGTACATCAAATAAAGCTAAAAATGCTTTATCATCACCACCTTTGGTCCAATAAGAACCTCTTAAAGATGAATATCCGATAGATTTCTGTGCCTTGTCAGCAAAGTAGATACCATCACCAAACATACTACCAGTATGAACAGCACCAGAAGGTCTAATCAACAAACCAGTTTGCAAGATATTGAACCAGTTTTCGTTTCTAGAACCGTGCCAGTAAAGTCTTTTCTTTTTGGTTTCAGCTTTAGCGTAATGATTATCAAAAATTGCTTGTGTTTTAACATTAATAACCTTGTAGATGTTTCTTGCTTGTCCTTTGTTTGGTCCAAGTAACTTATGAATCAATTCAATAGTTGCTTTTTCCTTCTCAACTGAAATAGTAAGACCCATAACATCTAGGATGCTTAAGTTCTCAGCAACAGTATTTGTTTCAATTGTTTCAATCTTAGCTTTTTGTTGTTTAATCAACTTAACCTGTCCAGCCATTGTATCAAGTGTCGATTGTTCCTCATTGATAAGCTCTTTAGCTCTAGTTAATGTACTAGAGTTAGTAATATCACTGATTAAATGACACTTAACATTATCCATTCTTCTTGGGATAATGGTATATAATTTCAATAACAGATTGTTTAAATCTTTAACATCAACACCAATAGCTAATAATGGGCTAATTGCATCGATAACTTCTTGGGCAGCATTGATTTGTTGTTCAGAAACCGCTTCTTGAGTAACCTTATAGTTACGTTGAATCGATTTGTTGGCATAGGCCATAAGGTCATTAACCAACTTCCTAACAACAGCATCCGAAATGGTGTCAACACGGTTATCAACTGGTTTTGAATCATCAACAACTGGTTCAGCTAATAAATCAGTAACATCGGTATAACCCTTAACCTTAGATAGTTTCTGTTTTAGAACGCTATCCCATTTAGACTTATCTTTGTATTCGGTAGTTAGATTTCTTCCAACTCTACCATATTGACATTGAATACGTCCATCGGAAAGTTCTTCCATGATGTAAACCTTATTGCTATTGTCTGTTTGACCATTATCCACCGATACATGTATCAGCTTTGCATACCTTAAACCGTTTTCTTTTGTTATCATATACTACTTATTTTTTACAAAGGTATGAAAAATAATTTGAATTACCAAATTATTTTTCATCTTTTTCATCAATTATTTCTTCTTCAACATCAAAACCATCTTCTTCGTAATGGTATTCAACACAAGGTCGTGGTCTTCCACGTTCATCCAAATAAATCCAATAACCTTCTTCTTTGGTTATTTTATCCACATGTTCATCACCATCGTGTTCAATCCATTTCCAATCCTTACCCTCAATACCCTCTGGCAAATCTGCTGGTAAACCATCTTGTTCTAAAGCATAATTCCAATTGCATGAACAACCAATCTTATTATCCTCTGATATCACACAATCATCACATAAATAAGGGCTACCATCACCAAAACCTGGCATATAAACCCATACTGCCATCTTACCACAATCACATAAAATTTTAGCCATTTTACCAGTTTTTTGTTACATCGTCAAATAAACCCTTATTATTCATAATAAATGAATAAAATAAAGGTTGCATTTGTGGTGGAACCATATTACCATTTACGTAAACAACATCAGTTACGATTTCTAATTCTTGTCCAGCTTGAAGTGACACACCTTTAGTCACTTCTACATCTTTTTTAAGTCTATAGACTCTGTTTGTTACCATTATACGCTTAATTTAAAGAACATTTCTCTTACCTTGGTTGAAATGTATTTATTCACTTCTTTAGGTTCGATATTATTTTTGGCCATTGTATCAAGTTCTTCCTTGATAACATCATTTACGACCCATCTGATTACATCACCCATCTTTTTCACATCAATAGGTTCATTATTAGGAAATACATTTTCCAATGCTTGTTTGAAACGACTTTCAGTTACAGCATACTCAATGAATTCAACTATAGAATTCAATTTTTCAGTATCCACAGATGCAAGGGTCTTAACCTTAGAACTAGAATGCTTCTCACCCTTTACCTTAAATCTGTAAATAACACCTTTGAACTCAGTAGTCCATACAATACCTTCACCAACTCCAGAAAAACCAAATGCTTTTGCAACTGGACACTCTTCTTCAACAGCAATAGTTAATTCAGACAATTGATTTTGCACCAATTGTGGCATATTGAAATCGATTTCAATAGAAAATGTTGCAAAGTCTTCGATATTATAAATGTTGTCTTCTGGACTGTTCAAATAATGAGAAGGAATCCAATAAGCTGGTTTTTGTTTCAATTCTTCTTCACTAGATGTATGTGGCGTTACTTTAACACCAAAGATGAAGAATGATTTAGGCAAATTAGTAATACCAACACCTTTTTGGATATTACCACCACACCATTCACCGTAAATGGTTACTGTATTATCTCTTGGGTCAAATAAATTCATTGCATCTATTTTATTAGCAAACTTTTTAAAAGCGTGTTTCTTTGTTTCAACAAAAAAAGCAAACCCAGCGTTATCTTTTTCTGGTGTGATAATATTTTCACGAGATTGAACCCAGAACGCACTACTACCTTGTTCACGACCATATGTGTATGATACACCAGCATTGGTTCCATGAAGTTTAACCGTGCCTTTAAATGTAAGGACTGGCTTTGGAAGAGAATGGTCATAGATTGCTTCTCCGTTTTCATCTAGACCAACAAAATTAAAGTGTCTATTAATGTTAGACACGACAGTTCTAAACTGTTCAATACTTGGATACTTAATACATTTTTTCATATTTTTTTTTTATTTTATTATTTAATAAGACATAAAATCAACTACGGTATCATTAATTATAACCACTTGAATATGGTCCTTTCTACCTAAACGACTTTCACTATAACTGAAATACCATTCTTCATTATCCGAATTTACTTCAACTGAGAATGGTTCACCCATTACTTGTTCTAAATCACTTATTGACATACCTTTTTTAATTTTACGAACATCATCAATAGAGTTATAATTACAACTAGATAATGTTAAAACAATCAATAACACTAATAATTTTTTCATATTTATTTTTTTATTTGTTTAATATCGTATTTGTCAAATAAGAATTGACCACAACTGGCTCCGACATCCTTGCCTGGGGCTTCATAATATTCATGTTTAACGCCAGCAACATTTAATAACTTGGTAAACTCATTATATTTATCCAAATTAGAAGCTTTTTCTTCAAGACTCTCCTTTTCGTTATAAAGCATGAACTTAACATTAAAATCAAAGTTTTGTAACATACCACTTAACCTAATTTGGTCCTCAATAGTATCATTTACACCATTAATCAATGCATAATGAATCTCAACATTATTTTTGGTTAAGTTCTTATATACATTCATTAAATCTAAACATGGTCGGATATCCAATGAATTCGGCATCCATTCATATCTAATTTCATCAGTAGTATAATGTAATGATAAGTGTACCTTAACTGGTAACCTCATTTCTTTTACATACTGTGTGAAATAAGTTACTTCAGTCCATCTATTTTTAGGTAAGCTTGTGGCTAATCCAAATCTGATATTTTCATAATCAGAATCCAATAATGTCATACTAGTAAGAACTTCACCAACATTAGCTAACGGTTCACCACACCCCATATAGGATATTAAAAGTGTTCTATTATTATTTTTAAGCTTCAAATCACTATAAATGTAATCTACACTATCAGTAATTTCTCTTTTATCTAGATTTCTTAATGGTAAAACACCAATATAGTCTGTTAAATGACAAAATTTACATCCTTGAGCACACATTGTTTGACAACTTACGCAAATAATATCTTTTCCAGTGTTATTATCGATGTAAGTTGTCTCCATAATCAAATTATCATGTAACTTGAAGACATATTTGATAGTTTTATCAATATTTGAACCTACTTTTTCTACTAATTCCATTACTTTTTGATTTTTTCTTTAATTTTATTAATAAGCTTTGGTGTATTTTCAATAATTATGTCTTTAACACCATCTTTAACACCATCAATAACCGCATCTTCAACCCTATTTTTTATTTTATTAGCTTTATATATGACAAAAGCTAATGTAACCGCAATTAATAATACGGCAAATACTAATATACCAAATAAAATATTCATATTTTTATTATTTAGAAAGGGTCTTGCATATTTTTTGTTCCACAGACAAGTCTAACTTTCTTAATACCTATATTCTCAGCACATATTGCTGGTACTTGGTAGCTGTGTGAACCATAGTAATTACTATAATTCATAGTTACATCACCAGTAAGTATAACTTGGTTACTACTCTTAGATAACTCACCTTTTTTTGTTATCTTAGCATTTCTCTGGAATGCACTAGTTAAGTAAGATTCATCCTCAAATTTAAGAATGGTATCAACAAAATCTTTTATTCCAGCATCAAAAGATTCTTTGGTTTCTTTATAACCCTCACCAACATCACATTCATCCCCAAAATCTTCTTCATCAAATTCAAAGCATCTAGCTCTTGCAGCTAAAGCATCTACATCATAAGATACTTCAATACCACTAATTGTAATTGTTTTTTCCATATTTATCCTTTTTTATTTTAAACCTTTAGCCATTGCTTCAATTTCTTTTATTGACTCCAATGAGTCGCAAGTGTCTTTATCATCACGTAATTTCTTGAATACTGGATGCAATAATGCATAATTTCCAGATGAATCACTTGATAACCCACAACACTTAACTTCAACGATAGTACCCATTAAGTTATCTTGGTTTTCAGTTACAAAAATCATCAACTTTTCATCCATACCTGTTGGGCGAGTGTTAACAATACCATCTGATGATTGTGCAGTTACCGAAGATATCACACTAGCATTCTTACCAGTTCCGTAATTGAAACCAACGATTTTAAGGTCAATATCCATCTCTAGCTTGCATTTAATCTGCCAATTAGGTTTACCATCTTTCCATAAGCCTTCATAAGCCTTAACGATAGTTCCTTCTTCGCCACGATTAAGCATTTCTTGAAAATGAGCCATTGCTTCTTCGAATGAAGATACAAGCTTAGTTTCAACTACCTTAACATTACCAAAATCTCTAATTGAAAGTAATTCACCTAAGTTTTCGAAACGTTTTGAATATTGAGTAGACGATTTAGCATCAAAATATTCATCGATGGTGATTGTATCCCAAGCAGTAAATACGATAGAATTTAATGCATCGTAATAACCCATATGCTCTTTTTCAAACGATTCAATTTCTTTGGTTACGTCTTTTCCATCAAGCGTTTTTTTACTAATAGAAATTAAAGATGCAATGATACCGTTGCTTTCGTAACGTGTAATTCCTGGGATTGTTAATATCTCCACACTACCATCTTCATTGATGGTTATTTTTTTTATTTCACTAGATTTAATGT